GCAGTAGTATTAGCATCTAGTGCTTGACCACCGATAGCTACATTAGAACCTCCAGTAGTGTTTGCGATTAATGCATTTCTACCTACAGCAGTATTAAAACTTCCTGAAGTATTAACGCCAAGAGCATCTGAACCTACAGATGTATTATAACCACCACTTAAAGAACCATCATCTAAAGAACCATTACCTAAAGCTACATTTTCTGTACCAGTTGGATAATTACCATCAAGTTTAATTGTTCCACCATCTACTGAAACATTACCGTTTACAGTTAAACCTGTAAGAGTTCCAACACTTGTGATGTTTGTTTGAGCTGCTGTACCAAGTGTGCCTGTTATAGCTCCTGAAACATTAAGTGTAGAAGCCATATCTACAGCACCATCTATATCTACTACGTCTAGGTTAGTTGTACCATCTACGTCTATATCGCCTGAGATGTCTAGTGAGGTTGCTGTTAAAACTCCAGTTACTCCTAAAGTACCGCCAACTGTCATATCGTCAGTTACGGTTAAATCATCTTGTACTTTCAAATCTACTACGCTAAGACTAGCAAATGCATCAACTATTGCTGCACCAGAACCAGCTCCGTCTGAATATACTGCTTTTACATCACCAGCAGGTATAGTTACATTAGCACCACTACCTTGCGATATAATTATATTTTGTGAACCAGAAGTAGCGTTTTCTATAAACCAAAGTTTAGATACTGTGTTTGGTCCAATAGTAATAGTACAAGCACTATCAAGAGTACCTGTATATTTTAAATAAATACTTCTGCCGGGGTCTGTTGAACCATCAGCTATTGTAGTTGTATGAGTATCGGCGTTAGTAGTTATCGCCTCTGTACCGAAGCTAAATGCTTCAGCTATCAATTCTAAATTAGTATTAGTGCTTGTGCCCCAAGTTCCCGATTCGTCACCTGTAGCTATCTCTTTTAACCTTAAATCATTTACGTATGTTGCCATAATTCACCTATGCTGCTTCTTCCTCCCAATTAGTGGTTTGACTATCGTCAACCTCAGTCCAGTTAGGTGTCTGACTATCGTCAACACCACTCCAGTTAGGAGTTTGACTATCGTCAACTAAGCCCCAAACTGTTACATTTGGTGACCCTGCTGTTATTACTAACCCATCTAGAATAACAACACTCTTACCAATTATACCTATTTCTCCCAGAGAAGAAACTCCTTCTACTCCAGATATAGAAACTACGTTCTGAGTCCTAGTGGTAACACTACCTAAAGCTGACGTTGAAGCGGATAAAGTAGGTGAAACATTAGCGTCTGCTACGGTAGTTAATGTACCTAAATTGCCTGTACCTGCTAAACCTGTCGTAAGTATAACACTACAATCACCAGATATAGAAACTGAGACGTTACCTAATGTGGCTGAAACTGCAGGACAACCTACGTTAGCTGTACCTTTAGCTATTATAGTTCCTAAAGCACTAGTTCCTACCTGACCGCTAGGTGTAACGTTAGCTTCAGCTACTATGCCTACACTACCTAACGCTGAGGTAGAACTTACCCCAGTTAATGAGAAGTTAGCGTCACCACTTATAGTGGGAGCACCTACGGCTGATGTACCCGCTTGACCGCTTGGTATTACATTAGCTTTACCTACCGTTGAAACTGAGCCTAACGCTGAAGTAGAAGATAAACCAGTAACGGTAACTTCAGCTTTAGCTATGATAGTTGGAGTGCCTAAAGCACTAGTAGAACTTAAACCTGATAAAGTAAGATTAGCTTCACCTACTACACTTACTGAGCCTACGGCTGATGTTGCACTTAAACCAGTTAAGGTTACGGGTAGTTCACTACTCCACGCACCTTCACCCCAAGTGCCTCGACCCCAGCCGTTTATTATAGCCATATTTTAGGCTATACGTATAATCGCCGTGCTTGCTGCTGCTGCGGGAAACTGTATTGTAAAGTCACCAGCTGTTGAAGTTTTATCTCCACCAAAGTCGATAGAAGCTACCGCTTTATTACTTTGAGAGCTGTTGTAAATTAAACAACCCCTAGCAGTAATCGTAGCTGTACCAAAAGTTAAATCACTAAAATCTGTAAAACCTGTAGTACCACTTGATGTAGGTGTCACTGCTGTTAAATTAGCACCGCCTGCAGTATAGTTAGTACCTGTAGCCTGACCTGTTGTTACGTAAGCTGTTGTAGTAGCACCTAATGTAGCTGAGCTGGTGTATAACGCTAATTTAAAAGTATGACCAGAACTGGCAGTAAAGTTATGTGTTGCTGTCAACAGTTCTTTTTTAAAACTAGTCACTAATGTTGATGATATCGCCATTATTTAATCTCCTTTAAAATATTAGCTAAATCTTTATTACCTTGTTTGATCAATGAGTTACTTATAGTACAATGTTCACTCTTGATCGCCTGTTTAATATGATATAGTATTGTTTCGTAAATAGCAAGTTTATAAGCTTCAGCTTGTTGCCTGATATGTGGTGCTGCATTTTCTGATATACCACATATTCTAGCTGTAGCTCTTTCTGCCCAGTACTCTGCTGAGTGACCTTTATTATTTTCAGTAGCTACCTTTATTAAACCTAAACCACTTTCTGAATTATCTAACATCAGTATCTTTTAGCCTCAGGTGGTCCGTCTATAACAGTTCTAATTTCACTTATATTTTTAAGTTGTTCTTCTCTTAGTTTATCGTTATACCAAGATAATTTAACTTGTCTGTATGTTCCTTCAGAATCTATAACTAATATATCTGGGTCATCAAGTCTATGATAACCATACAACCTTTCCTCTATAGGTGAGTTAGTGTCAAGTAAACCTGAGCGTGGTGCTACATTAATAATCATACCAGCCTCAACACATTTAGATAACCAATACTCACAACAACCTTTACCAGCTTCAGCAAAGTGTATGTTACCTTTATAACTAAAATCTATACCAAATAAATTTAATGATTTTACTTTATTATATAAAGCGAAAGCAAAAGCATAGGGTACTGTGTTATTAAAGTAAGCACAATCAGTAGCCTGAGCTACTTCTTCTAGGGGGTAGAGTATGGCTGAAGGTACTCTTTCATCGAGTGTACAGGTATATATAGGAGTTTTATTAACTGGTAACCATCTACGCATTATACCTGTTTGAGTACCTGCGTCGTCAGTATCTAAAAACCTACTTGGTGGATCTAGCATGAAAACTCTATCACACTTAGTGATAGCCCCCATACAATTTATTCCCCAAACTTCATCGTAAACGTTTGAGTGTATTAAACTTAGGTGAAAGTCTAGTTGACTCTCGCCCATAGCGACTATGGCAATATTCTTGCCCTCTAATTCTTTTTCTATCATGACTGGGGTGTTCTCCGTACTTCATCGTATCTGTTTTGGTCTCGGGTAGATTTACCCTCACCAAGATTTTTAAGTGAAGCTATAGCCTCTTGAAACCTAGCCTCATAAACTGGTGTTGTTTCAAAAGTTTTTAGGTAAGTATTAGCTTCTACTAAACTGCCATAAAGCATAGCGTTTACTGCATTAGTAGAAAGCCAAGTACTGCCTGTGGCTGTAGCGGTTAGCGAAGTTGGTCTGTAAAAATAATGTAGCTCAAAGTTATAGTTTGAATCTGGTGTAGGGGCTAGTATAAAACTATTTTCATCAAACTCTGCGTAATATTTAGGTTGTGCTGTAGTTCCTTCAGCGGGAGTAAAATCACGTATAAATGATACATGTTTTAATTTTAACATGTGATATTTATTACTTGAATCTATTACAGCTAAACTAAATGGTGATAAAAAATCAGTAGGCATAGCTAAGTAAGTATTACTAGCAGTACCTGCACCTGTTACATTTTTTCTAAAAACATCAAGCTGTACACTTTTTAATATACGCTCCTCTGCACTTTTTATAAAATCAGGTAGATGTGTTACAAAACTTGACTCAGTGCTTTCAGTGTAATCCTGTACAGCTGTTTTTAATGATGATAAAGTCCAACTCATGATACTATGTTACTATAGTTACGCTTCCTAGACTAGCCTCTAAAGTTTGAAGATCAAAACTTGAGCCTATGGGATCGTTGTGACTTATATCCATCGAGGGTGCGCTTATACCTAGAGAATCTTTAGT